CCACGACGGGGCTATTCACCCCGACGACCGCATGGACTTCTGGCCGCGCGCTAACGTGGACGGGCGAGTTCGACGTGCCGGTGCGCTTTGCCACCGATGAGGTCGAGTTCGTCCTCCCGCACCGCGACATCGCCGAGGTGAATTGCGAGCTGGTCGAGGTCTTCGGCGAATGAAGGTCGTCCCGATTGAGCTTGTCACGCACAAGGCGCAATCCAGCACGACGCTCTGCCTGCTGCGCAAGATCGGCCCGCTGCCGGATAACTCCTACCGCTACCAATGCTCGCTGGACCGCGATGTGGTTTATGACGACGGTGATGGTGAGCAGACCTACAAGGCGCGCATCGGCTACGACCCGTCCGCGCTGGTGTCCACGTCCGACCTTGGCGTGGACAACGCGGAGGGGCAGATGCTCGCCCCGCTGGTCACGCACGAGTTGGAAGGCATCACCATCGCGCAGGTCGAGGCCGGGGCGCTCGACAAGGTGCCGTTCGTTGTCTACGAGGTCAATTACAACGACCTGACGCCGGGCAGACACGAGATCCGCAACGGCGGAACCTTCGGCGAGGTCACGCGCAAATACAACGATGCGGTCCTGATTCCCGAGGAGCGCTCACTTTCTCAGCAGCTCAAGCAGAACATCGGCGAGGTTACGTCGCTGACCTGTCGGGCCAAGTTCGGCAGCCAGCCGATCGGTACGGGCGGTGGCGCGATAGAGGAGCGTTTCCCCTGCGGCTTCGACACGTCAGGCCTGTGGGTCGATGTCGTCGCCACGGCGGTGGATAGCGATGAGCCGGAGCTGGTGTTCAGCGATGGGTCGCTGGCGCAGGCAAACGACTTCTTCCAGTTCGGCGTCGTGACCTGCACGGCCGGCGCGAATGCCGGACAAACCCGAGAGATCGAATCCTTCGCAAGCGGGCAGTTCGTGCTGCGATTTGCGTTCACCCAGCCCGTCGCGCTGGCGGACGCCTTCCAGGCGCGCCCTGGCTGCTCCAAGCGCCGCGATGGCAACAACGGCTGCAAGCACTGGTGGGACATCCAGTGGGGACTGCATTACCGGGGCGAGCCTTACATGCCGATTGCAGACGCGGCCAAGCTCACGGTGCCCGGCGCTGCCATCGCCAGCAACACGTCTGGCACGGGTGAGGTCGTTACCTGATGCTGCGTTCGGTTGCGCCCCTGTCTGCCGAGGAATCGGCGGCATTCATCGCCGCTGCGCGCGGATTGATCGGCACGCCGTTCAAGCATCGTGGCCGCTCGGATGCAGGCACCGATTGCATTGGGCTGGTGAAGCTCGCCTTGCAGGGCAGGGACACCGCAGACGAGCGCCTGTACGGGCGCCAGCCTGAGCCGGAAGGGCTGCGCCTGCGCGCCACCCTGCGCGAACACTTCGGCGATCCCGTGCCGCTCGCCGCTGGCTGCGTCGTGCTGATGCGCTGGCACGCACTGCCCAATCACGTCGCCATCGTTGCGGACTACATCCACGGCGGCCTGTCGCTGATCCACGCCGATGCCCGCGTTGGCCGCGTGGTGGAAACCCGCCTGTCCGATCCGTGGCCGCGCCGCATCATTGAGGCCTACCGTCCATGAGCGGCTCAACCATTGGCGGCGTCATTGGCGCTGGCGTTGGCTACTATTTTGGCGGCCAGCAAGGCGCACAGATTGGCTGGATGGTCGGCTCCGCCGTAGGCGGCTACGTCGATCCCGATGTCATCAAGGGGCCGAAGCTCACCGACGCGCAAGCCCTGACGGTGCAGGAGGGCGCGTTCCGGGCGATCGTCTACGGCACGGCAGTGGTTGGGGGAAACATCCTCCAGTGCGGCCCGCTGGTCCAGCACAAGCACAGGGACCGCACCGGCAAGGGCGGCCCGGTGCAGGAGACCTACACCTACACCCGCACCATCGCCATCGGCCTGGGTGAGCCCGTGAGCGGCATCCTGCGCATCTGGCAGGACGGCAAGCTGGTCTATGACGCGCGCGACCCTGCGCAGTGGCCTGATGCGGCCTCCGACATCAACGCGATGGCGGCATCGACCGGCAAGTTCGCATCCACGTTCACCTTTTACAGCGGCTCGGAGACGCAGCTGCCCGATCCGTCGCTTGAAGCATTGGACGAGGAATGGGGTGGCGGCGTCGGCAACGTCCCGGCCTATCGCGGCACATCTCTCGTGGTGTTCCCCGACCTGGATGTCACGCAGGGCGGCGGCGCGGTGTCGCAGTTCCGGTTCGAGGTGGCCTGCTGTGGCTCGACCACCACCACGCTGCATGACGTGCCGTGGGTGACTGGCAACACTGGCAACGTCCAGTCGATCTCTTCCAGCGCCATCTTCGGCATGACCGCGTTTGTCGGCGGGCAGAATGACAACCTGCGCCGCTCCACCGATGGTGGAAGGACGTGGGATGGGGTCGATTACGTCACATCGACCGGCTGGGACCCCACCCATCCAATCGTTGGCATCTGGCACGAACAGGAGTTCGCCAACAGCGCGGGTAACTGGTACATCGCCACAGCCGACCAGATCGGGTTTTCGGCAAGCAACGGGTTCAGCTTCACCAACTACATCACGCCTCTGTACGACATCGTGAGCGTGGATGTCGTCAACGGAACGGCGTGGGCTGGCGTCGCCAGCACCAGCGAAACCGCGATCTTCCAACCCCTCCTGCTCGCTGATACCAAGCTGGTGATCGGGTCCAGCTTCTACGGCCAAGTCACCGCAATTGGCGAGATGAACGGCGCCAAGCTGGTCGGCACGGCCGCAGGCTACATTCTCAACGAGGCCGGGGACGTGCTGTACCACGACGCCTCCAGTCGTGCCGTCAACCAGTTCGCGTCCGATGGCGAAGTGCTGCTGATCGCGTTTTCTGGCGGCGACATGGGCCGCTCGACCGACGCGGGCACCACGATTACAGCGGTGACTGGCGCGACGTTCGGTGTCGTCTATGCGCGCGGCGTGTTCTATCGAACGCTCCGCGAGAATGTGCAGGTCAGCCATGACCAAGGCATCACATGGACGACCGTCGATAGCTCCTTCGTTGGCAATGCTGGCGATACCAGGATCATCACGGATGGATTCTCGGTCCTTGCGACGACGCAGTTTGGCGATACCGCCGCCCTGCCGTCCGCCTATGTCCTGCCGGATGTCCCCAACTGGTCGACGGACCTGCTGGGCAACATCGTCGGCGCCACCACGATTGCAACCGACAAGTGCGATGCCAACGTCGCTGACATCGTGGCGGACCTGTGCAACCGCTGCGGCATCCCGTCCAACCGTTACGACGTGAGCGGCATCACCGACACGGTGCGCGGCTTCCTGATCGGGAAGCAGGGTCCGGCCAGCGACAACACCCGAGCATTGCAGTCGGGCTTCTTCTTCGACTTCCCCGAGTGGGGGGATTCGGCCGACAACATGACGAAGCTGCGCGCGATCAAGCGTGGCGGCGATTCCGTGGTCACGATCACGGATGACGATCTGGTGCAGTCCGACGACGACCAGGATGTCCGCGCGCAGGCGGTGGAGTTCCCGCGCAAGATCAACCTCATCACGGCGGACGTGGATGCGGACTACAACCCGACGAAGCAGACGGCCGCGCGCGAGACGGAGGATGTCAAGGCGGTAGGCGAGTCCACGATGGAGCTGGCCATCTCGGCTACGCGCACGGAAGCCGCGCCGATCGTGGACAAGATGCTCAAGATCGCGTGGACCGAGGCCGAGGGGACTTGGGAGCGCGAGCTACCAGCGGAGTTCACCCGCTACGTCCCGTCCGATTGCTTCATCCACAACGACAAGCGTTGGCGCATCGTGCAGGCCGAGCAGGGCGATGGCACGGTCAAGTGGACGGCAAAGCGTGACCGCAAGCGGGACGTGACGAGCGCAGCCTCGCCTGAGACTCCTGTCAATCCATCGCCTCCGACGACTGGCCTGCGTGGTCCCACCATCTTCGCGGCGATGAACCTGCCGTCGCTGCGTAGCGCGGACAACGTGCCGGGCATGTACGTCGCCGTCTGCGGGCTGCTGGATGGCTGGGTCGGTTGCGACCTGCAACTGTCCGTCGATGGCGGGCTCACCTACGCATCCATTGGGACGCTGGTCAGCGAATGCACGATGGGCGACCTGACGGCGAATGCCGATACGTCCGGCACCATCACCGCGCGGGTGCTGCATGGCCATACGCTCGAATCCGTCACGAACGCGCAGATTGCAGCGCGGGCCAACGCGTTTGCCATCGTCACCTCCGGCGTTGCGGAGATCGGCCAGTTCAAGACGGCGACAGATACCGCCAACCCTGGCGAATACACCCTGACAGACAACACCCGTGGCGAGCTGGGCACGACCGCGGCTGCGCACTACACCGGGGATCGCTTCGTGCTGCTGGACGGCACGCCGACCTTTGTTCCGCTGGACGTGAGTCTGGCGGGAACGACGCTGTATTTCCGCCCTGTCTCGCTGGGCACCGTGGCTGCGAATAACGCGGCTTACCCGGTCCTGTTCCAGCCGCAGTTCACCAGTGTTTCCGCCGCCGACTTCGTCCAAGACGAGGTGGGCGCAGTCATCACCGCCGAGAACGGCGAATACATCCAAGCGGGATAACCAATGTCGAAGATTTCAGAATATCCAGCCGCCGCAACCGCTGACGGAACGGAAGTATCGCCAGCCGTTCAGGGCGGCATCACAGTCAGGGGGACTTGGCAGGCCATCGCCAACCTGTTCAAGGGGACGAAGGGCACGGACATTGCCTCGGCGACCACGACCGACATTGGCGCGGCCACTGGCGTGTTCGTCCATATCACCGGCACCACGACGATCACCGGGCTTGGCACGGTGGCGGCCGGGGCCATGCGCTGGGTGCGCTTCTCGGGCGCGCTCACGCTGACCCATAACGCGACCAGTCTGATCCTGCCATCCGCAGCGAACATCATCACGGCTGCTGACGATTCGGCTCTGTTCGTCTCGGAGGGATCTGGGAACTGGGTATGCCTTGGGTACTGGAGAAAGAGCGGGCAACCGCTTGTCGCTTCGGCCGCCGCTGTCAACGTGCAGAACGTCACCAGCGCCAGCACGATCACGCCGACGTTCTCCAACGACATCGTGCGTGCGACCGCGCAGGCGGCTGGCTTGACTCTCGCCAACCCGACCGGGACCGCCGTCGATGGGTGGGGCATTGTTGTGGAGCTGTTGGACAACGGCACCGCGCGCAGCCTGACGTTCGGCACTCAGTACCGAGGAATTGGCGGCTCACTCCCGACGACCACCGTTGCGGGCAAGCGAATGGTGTTCGGCATGGTGTTCAACAACGCCGATACCAAGTGGGATGTGATCCTGCCCGTGGCGCAGGAGGCCTGACGTGCGGCCATTCAATGCGGTACTCAGGAGTGGGCGCGGCATCCCTGCGGCGAAGGACCCGTTTTTTGCAAACGTCGTCTCCCTCATGCACTTCGATGGAGCCAACGGAAGCACGACGTTCACAGACGTAATCGGGCGGACATGGACGGCAACCTCGGGTCCGGTCATCAGCACGGCGCAATCACTGTTCGGCGGAGCGTCGCTGCTGGTTGGTGGCGCTGCAAATTACATCGAGACCTCCGGTAGCGGCCTTGCGCCGGGTGCGGGTGACCTCACGGTAGACATTGCCATCCGGCCGACAACGGTCAGCGGCACGCGCATCTTCTTCGACATGCGCCCGAACAGTACGCAAGGGCTTAACCTGACCCTGTACCAGTCCAACAGCGACGTGATCTTCTATACGAATGCGGCAAATCGCATCACCGGCGCGGCGGCGCTAACCGTGAACGCGTGGCATCGCATCCGCCTGTCGAAAGTGAGTGGCCAAACTCGACTGTTCGTGAACGGAACCCAAGTCGGGTCCACCTATACCGACGCCAACACGTACACCGGAGCCCGCATCCGCATCGGCGATGCTGGCGATACTACTGGCAACTTCTTCATCGGCAACGTGGACGAGTTCCGGTACACGCTCGGCGTTGGGCGCTCGACCGCGAATTACACGCCAGATACGGTTGCATTCGGCGATAGCGCCTGACCCAGCTACATGCCGAGCGGCTTCTCGTGCAGGTATGCGGCTACCGCTTCGCGGGAGACGTGGTGATTGTCCTTAAAGTACAGGGGCATCCCATCACGCACTCCGGGGCATTTGCTTTGATTGCATAGCCAATCCCCTATCGGCACCACCTCCACGTTTGGACTCTCGGCCATTTGCGCCATAACCCGGCGCAACTGAGAGGATTCCTGGTCGAATTGAGCGCGTGGAATGTCACATGACTGGCCGACGGCTTGGCACTGCTCTACTGCATCTCGGATCTCTGGAGTTGCGCCAACCACGATAATGCGGCGGATATTCGGCAGTGCGCGCACGAGATGGAGCATCCCGTCGCGTGCGGCAGGGTTGTCCCGTAGCGCCTTGGCCCAGTAGCCAGCGACGATCAGCGTATCTGCCCCGTGCTGCTGCAGGAATGCGAGGCGCGCATCGGTCTGCTGACGGCAATAGGCCATCAAGCGAGGCGATGGAGAGGGCAGGTCAATGCCGGGGACAGGCGGACACCGCTCCGTCACCATCCTCACGGCAGCATCGCCATGGACGGACGCAACCTGCAATGCGTAATCAGCCCATGGCCCCGTAAACGAATCGCCCCATAGCACGACCTTTGGGGCATCTGGGACGCAACGCGCCGGCTGCATCTGGACCTTTACGCCACGCCCCCATGGATGGCAGCTCTCGCTAGAAGCTCGCGGGATCGTTGTCACCGCCGTAGGCGTAGGCGTGGTCAGCGCAAATGCCGAGGTCGACATTGCGGCAGCACAGGCGATCCCCGCGATGACCGTCCGTCCAGCGCGTACACGCAGGCGCCTGAACGGCGTCTCGATGAATCGGTAGGTCAACGCCGCAAGCGCGACGGCGAGCAGGCACAGGCCAACACGTACGCTGATGGGCGTCTCGCCAACCCGTGAGGCGCGGGCAAGCGCCAACAGCGGCCAGTGCCAGAGATAGAGGCTGTAGGAAATGAGGCCGATGTAAACCGCAGGCTTGGCCTCAAGCACCCGCACGCGCTGTCCGGATTGAAGCGAGGCGACGAGCAAGGCCGCGCCCAGTACCGCCGGCAAGGCGCCAATCCCCGGGAAGTGCGGAATCGGCGCGAAGCAGGCTGCAACGGTCACGACCAACCCGACGGCACCGCTCCATGCTGGCAGACGCATCGGGCGCAGTGCCACAAGTCCGCCCACCGCCAATTCCCATGCGCGAGCGGGCGTTTGGTAAAACGCCTGCGTGGCGTCACCCGCAAGCCACCATTCCGACAATGCAAACGAGCCCAGTGCCAGCGCGGCGAGCGCCCACGTCGGCCGCCTGCGCACCAGAAGAAGGACTAGCGGCCACGCCAGGTAGAACTGCTCCTCGACGGACAGACTCCACAGGTGCAGCAACGGCATCTGTTCCGACGCGGTCGCCCAGTAATCCGAGGTCTGTCGCTGGAAAAAGATGTTGGCCACGAACGCGGATGCTGCTGCCGCCGAGCGGGCCACCGAGCTGATGTCTGGGAGCGACAGCGACAACGCGAGGGTGGCAAGCACCACGAGCGCAAGCGCCGGCAGAATCCGGCGTGCGCGCCTGGCGTAGAACCCCATGAAGTCGATGCGTCCGGTGGCCTGCAGCTCGTCATGCAGTAGACGCGTGATCAGGTAACCCGAGATCACGAAGAAGATGTCGACGCCGACGTAGCCGGCCGGAACGGGCAGCCCGGCGTGGTAGGCCACCACCGCGAGCACCGCGACCGCGCGCAGGCCGTCCAAGGCTGGGTTGTAGCGAATCCCCATTCACGCACCCTAGCAAGGAATGCCGGGCAGGGATGTAGGAAATGTCTGGTTTACGATGCCAGCATGGACATCGACCACCTGCTGCGCTGCTACAGCCACCGGCCGGAGCTGTTCTGGCCGATGTGGGGGCGCTGATTGCCGACATGACGCCGGAGCAGGTGCAGGAGATGATGGCGGGCAAGAGTCTGCCGGGGCCTGCGCGCAGGGGGTTCATGGACGCCGCGCATCTGGTTCAGGCGGTGCCGGCGAGGTAGGCGGCCCAGGCGTCCATCAATTCCCGGCGCTTGGCGAGCAACGCGCCCCGGCGGTAGGCGGCGTCGGCCTTGTCCTCGATGGCGTGGGCGAGCGCCATGTCGATGACGTGCTTCGGGAAGCTCGTGGTTTCATGCGCCCAATCGGAAAAGCTCGAGCGGAAGCCGTGGACGGTGTAGGGCTGCTCCATGTCCTTTTGCAGCAGGGACAGCATGGCGTTCTCCGACAGCGGGAACGGCGGCGCCTTGCGGGGCAGGTCGGCCAGCACCTCGAGCGCGGCAGTGGTGAGCGGCACTTCATGGGCCACGCCCATCTTCATTCGCTCGGCTGGAATCTTCCACAGCGCGCCGTGCAGCTCGCGCCACTCCATTCCTGTCACCTCCTCCGTCCGCGCCACCGTGAGAATGGTGAACTCGAGCGCCTTGCGGCTGATGGCCTTGCGGCTGCGCAGGGTCCGCATGAAGGCTGGCAGGTCGGTATAGGGCATGGCCGCGAAGTGACCCTTCGGCTGGACCTTGCGCGGCTTCGGTAACAGGTGCTCGAGGTGGCCTTTCCAGCGGGCCGGGTTGTCGCCGCTGACGTGCTTGGCGACTTTCTCCGCATCCCATATCCGCTCGAGCCGGCCCCGGACTCGAGTCGCGGTTTCGACCTTGCCACCCTGATCCGTTGGCTTCCAGAGCGGGCGCAGGCACTCGAGCACGACGGCGGTAGTGATCGCGGTCACGGGTAGCGCCTGCGCCGGGCCGTGGTCCTTGAGCGACTGGCGCCATTGGTGCGCCTGCGCGTCGTTCTTCCATTCCGATTCCCGAGCCGCGATGAAGTCCTCGCAGGCATCGCCCCAGGTGCGCCCGATGGCGCTACGCAGCGCCGCACGGTGCTCGAGCGGGTCCACGCCCTCCGCCAATAGCCGCCGGGCCGCCACGGCCTTCTGGCGCGCGTCCTGTAGGCCCACCAGCGCGGCCGACCCCAACCCCATCTCCCGCGACTTGCGCTCGAGCGTGTAGCGCAGAATCCACGACTTCGCCCCAGCGCCCGTGACCTGTAGGTACAGATTGCCGCCGTCAGGGTAGAATCCCGGCACGCTGACGGTCGCCACGAATCGGGCCGAAAGCCGGTGAATCGCTCGCCCCACGCTACCCCCGTTCCTACCCACGTCGCGCACCGGATCAGTGCGGACAGGACCGGAAGGCTACGGACGCAGGCGGCTCACGGCAAGGGTTGTCGGAAAGTTGCGGAATGTCGCGGACGGTCTGCGCGGCCTCAGTCTCCGCCAACACACCATCTAAGCCGCTGATTTAGGCGGCTTTTTTGATCCAGTCGGACCAGCTACCCACGTCGCTACCCCCACGCACGCATTGCCGGCGCCATTCGATCCAAGCGTCGATGTCGGCCCGATACCAATGGCCGTCGTCGCTGGCAGGGAACCGGCCCGCAGCTATCTCCGCATACAGCCACGTCTTGCGCCGACGCACGAGCGCCAGGACATCGGCGCGCTCGAGCACTGGGCCATTCACGGCGACCAACTTGACGGGCTTGGCGCTCACTCGGCTACGCCCTCCGGGGTGGTGGCGGACATGGCTCAGCCCTTCACGCAGCAAACTTGCTTGAGCGTGTGGACGACTTCCACAAGGTCTGCCTGTGCTGCCATCACCGCGTCGATGTCCTTGTAGGCGGCGGGCGTTTCGTCAATGACCTCGATGTCCTTTCTGCACTCGACGCCTTCGGTCGCCTTGATGTGGTCCTCGACCGTGAACCTGCGCTTTGCCTCGCCGCGCGACATAGCCCGACCTGCGCCATGCGAGCAGGAGTGGAACGAATCCCGATTGCCCTTGCCGCGCACGATGAAGGACTTGGCCCCCATGCTGCCGGGGATGATCCCCAAGTCACCCACGTCGGCCTTGACCGCGCCCTTGCGCGTTACCAGCACGTTCTCGCCGAAGTGGCGCTCCTCGCTGACGTAGTTGTGGTGGCAGTTCACCGCCCCGCAGTCGCAGGTAAACGGCTTCGGCACCGCTTCGGCCAGCGCAGCCAGCGCCGCATCCATCATCAGCTCACGATTGATGCGCGCGAACCCCTGCGCCCACGCGACCGCCTGCCGGTAATCGCCATACAGTTCGGAGCCTTGCGGGAAGTAGGCAAGGTCTGCGTCCGGCAGGCTGATGAACCAGCGGCGCATGTCCTGCTTTGCTAGTTCGATGAAGTGCGAGCCGATCCGGTTGCCGATGCCGCGCGAGCCGGAATGCAGCATGATCCAAACGCGCTGCGACTCATCCAGGCAGACTTCCACGAAGTGATTGCCGGTGCCGAGCGTGCCCGCGTGATTGCGTGCCCGCTGTGCCGCCTGAGCGATCTTCGGGTGCTTGGCGACGATCTTATCCAGCCCCCACATGTGCGTGTCCAGCTCCGCGTTCGTCTGGGGATGGCCCCACGCGCCACGATCCCCTGGTCCGCCGTTGTTCGTGCGGCCATGCGGAATGCGCGACTCGATGGCCGTCCGCAGCGCGAGCAGGTTGTCAGGCAGGTCCAATGCGGTCAGGGTGGTGCGCTGGGCCATCATGCCGCAGCCGATGTCCACGCCGACTGCTGCAGGGATGATCGCGCCCTTCGTGGCGATCACACTGCCGACCGTCGCGCCCATGCCCCAATGCACGTCAGGCATGGCGGCGATGTGCTTGTGGATGAACGGCATACCGGCAAGGTTGCGGAGCTGCTGCTTGGCAACATCCTCGACCTGCACGCCGCGCGTCCATGCCTTGATCGGCACGCCATCGGACTGGATCATTTCGTAAGTCATTTCACTCTCCATTTGCTCCCTCCCCCTGCGTCACCGCACCGGCCAGTGCTGCGTCGATGGCGGCGTCCCACTCGCTTTCCGGCTCGTCGCAGTTAAGCGCAAAGTCGGGCTTTGGGCCGCGAGATTCCATCCGGCCGAAAACGGCATTCGCTCGCAGCCACCGATACCGCCGCGCATCCGCCCTGTCGGTCTCGGCCCCCTCGGCGATGGCGAGGAGTGCGGGTAGGGCTTCGTGCATGGCGGCGATGAGGCGCGCGTCGTCGTCTGCCGGACAGGTGTAGTCCACCTGCACGCAAACAACCTGCGTCGTTTCCTCTGGCGACTCGCTCCAGCCGCCGCAGTTGGCGATGTGCGCCTCGGAACCATCGGCCGCAGCCTTGCTTGCCGCAAACCACTCACCCGGCGTCGCGGCTTCGTACAGTTCGCGCAGCTTCGCAATGTCAGCCATTGGTGCGTCCCTTGTAATGCGCCTCAAGTCGTTTGAGCGCATCCGAAATCCCGGCGCGGCTAATCGTCATATCTGGCACGTAGAGCATGCAAACCGCACTCTGCGCCATTGCGAAGTCGTCAAAGTCGCCCGAGCTGATCTGCGTGAAGATCATGTCCGAGTCGCCCTTCCAATTGTTGTCAGCCTGCATGGCTGTCTCCTAGTTTTCTCTCCGCAATAGCCCACGCCAGCGCCAGCAGGAACACGGCCCAAAATTGCCATGTGCTAAACGGGAAGCCAATCGCCCCCAGAAGCGAACCCATTGCCATCCCAAACGCAGGCCAAATCAATTCGCGCTTCATGAGCTGTCTCCTTTGATGGCGGCGAGTAGTTCGGGATGTTTGCTCGCCATTGCCTCAAGGTCCGCCAATCGTTCGGCTACTTGCCTCAATTCAGTATTACTCGGGAGTTCCCAATGCGACTGTGCCGCCATTGCGCTCTCTATAATTTGAAGCGGAGTCATCGGCTTGTGCACTGCCACAAGTTCGGTGCCAACAGGTAATTCAAGAGTGTCTACGCGCCCTTTGGGGCCAGCCCAATGCTTAGCCAGAGCGAACTTCCCGAAGTGGCACACGGAGCCATGTAAGGTTGTCGCCCGGTAGACAGTGACCAACTTACCCTCCTCATCTAGGGGGCAGCGGCCATTGGTTTTCTGCTCTCCGCACTCGCACCATTCGCGGCTCATGCCGTTTTCCTCCATTCGCTAACCGCAGCACCCCAGCCCCAGCCGATAAAGACGGATGCGGATAGCAGGACGCGTGATAGGTGTATTAGCGGCAGCGCGATCAACCGCCGCAGAATCACGACAGGGTTCGCCAGTTCGCGCCCGCGCCATGACCACATCACAACCCCTCCCGCGCGGCGCTGGCAGTGGGCGAGAGGGCGGCGATCATGTCGCCAATTTCTTGCGCCGTCCGCCACGTCGAGCATCGAAGGCCCTGCGCGTCACGCCATCGCAGGTGCACCATCTGCTCGTTCTCAATACGTGGGCAATTCGGCGCATTCTCACCGACCGCCGCTGCGGCCTCGGTGGGCGGGGATGCGGGTTTCGGCCCCCAGCCGGACGGGCATTCGCACGGGCTGCCGCAGCATTCCTTGCATCGACCGCCCTCCTGCCGCTGATAGGAGCTTCGCTCCACATCGTCGGGCGATGCCTTGGAGGCGAGGGCGGCTTCAATGTCGTGCTGCAGCCCTGATCGCAGCGCATTGAATGCGGGATTCCGACGGACTTCGCCCAGTAGCTTCTCGGCCGCCGCAGCGCGCTTGACCGCCGCCGTCGCGCGATTAAGTTCGTACACATAGCCGACGTTAGCGCGCCGCGCCGCCTCGGAAAATTCCGAGGCCCGCACCTCTGCGGCGTGGCACCGCTGCCACGCATCCATAAACACCACCGCATCACCCTCTAGCGATGCCCCCTGCTGATCGGATGGCTTCATTCCTTCCAGCAGATTGATAAGCCGCGCAATGCGCGCCGAAGCCTGACCCGTTGCGCTGAATTGCGTGTCGACGTTGCGTAGCACTTCCAGGCATTCATCCAGCACGAAGCGCGGCCATGCGGTTACAGACCCCTGCTGATCGGCCTGCGGGGCGGCGACGGTTCGATATTGAAATTGGGTATACGCGGGGAATTTCCGCCAGTCGCCACGCTCTGCGAGCGGCGACCATTCCGACCAATTCATCGAAGTCAGAACCCGGTGGCGATATTCCCAAACATCGGGAGCCCCGGCCTCCTTACTCGGTGCTGCGAGGCGGTTCCGAATGAGAGTCACCTGCGTTTCATCCATGCTTAGCATGTGCGCGATGTAGCTGTCCGTTTCGCCATTCCCGTGCAGCCAGTCGATTGCATCGGCGCGAGCGGATAGGAAGCGCGCCCAAGGGAGCGCATCCCCGGCCCCCTTGGGAGCGGCCAGGGCTGCGATGATTTCTCGCAGCTTGTTGCGCGCCTCGATGCACGCGCCGCGCAGTCCTTCCTGACCTAGCGTAATGGCCGACACATTCAGATCGGCCTCGATCACGCGCAACTGCGACCGCAACTCATCCTGTGCATTCATCGGGGCGCTCCGGTGGCGGGTGCGGCGGGAACAAGGGCGCGCGCTTCCCACATCACTGGCTGGCGGCGCGTAATGTCCACATAGCTGTCGTGGTCGCATTCTTCCCAGTCGCTCCACGGTTTTGCCTTGGAGCCACGATGGCGGCATTGCCACGCCACGGGTTCCGCCCCCTGCTGCGCCAGCGCGGCGATGGCTGCTTCGATTTTCGGCAGCGTTTGCAGCGCGGTATCAGGCGGCTCAGGCAGGCGTATGTACCCATACTCGACGCCGTTCACGATGAACTGGCGCGCAGCCTTCAACGCATCCGCAACAGCATCCTCTCTCGGCTCGCTGGCGTTCATGGGGTTCATGCGGCAATTTCCTGTTGTGTGCGTCCCCATTGCGCGGCCATCGCGCTCGCGATTCCGGCGTAGGTGGCGCTGCGATCACGGGCGCGGTTGGGTCCTGGCGCCATCTTGTGGATGCGGGCCTCGCGGCCTTCGACAATCTGCGTCGGGCGCAGCAGCGGCAGCCCTTTGAGCCACAGGCACGTCGCCTTGGTTTCTCCGTGACCGAATTGCCACGGCTGGAGGATTTGATCGGGCTTGCGGTACAGGCTGGAAATGATCGACACCGGCTGTTCGATGGCGATGCGCGGAATGGGCGCGCGGGCCAGTTCGATGAAGAACGACACCGCCGCCTGCTGCGCTCCGGCCAACCGCTTGCCGGCAAAGTGCTTGGCGCCGGACACGCTGGTGTGCGTGCAGGGCGGATGCGCGATCATCAAATCCCACGGGAAGTTCAGGACATCGCGCACGTCGCCCTGGTAATGCGGACCCGGCGAGCGGGTCGGCAGCAGGTCGCACGACATGGCATCATGCCCCTCACGCAGGAACGCATCGCGCACCGCGCCCGATTCCTCGCAGGCGACCAGCACACGCATCACCCCACCTCCTGCGTGGCCGGCTTGGGCGGTGGTGGGAGCGGTTGCCAGTGGGTCGGTGCGTGCGCGGTATTGACGTAGCGCCCGTCCTGCAACCTGCCAACGCACCACTTGCCATTGAGCCACCGCGCGCCGCCAACACCTGTCGCCCCTTCTGGGCAGTTGCCACAGCGATCCGGCGAGTACGCCAAGATAGAAGTCCCATCCTTCGGCGCCGACGCAATCGGCATCCACTCCCCGGCGGGCGGGGTGGAGAGGGCGGCTTCCAGGCGATCGATTTGGTAGCGCGGCACAAAACAGGTGGCGCCGCTGTTCGTGGCTGGCATCGCGCCATCCACAATCAGGCGCGCAATCTCCCGCAGGCTCGTCGTGGCGCTATTCATCACTTCTCCCATTACTGTGTGAGGGCTAGAACCGGCTGCGCATCAAAAAGGCAGGGGATCGTCCTCGAACGCGGGAGCGGCTTGCTTGGCGGGTGCCCGGGGTTCCTGGCGGGCTTCCTTGCGCTTGAACGCGAGGCTAAAGAACTTGCCCTTCTGGCCATCCTTGACCCATGCGCTCACCCAGTAATCCACGCCGTCGATCTGCGCGCTGCCGCCATAGGGCGGGAAGTTTTCTGACTTGCCTTCGGTGTCGTTCTTGAACAGGACGCCGGTCAGTTCCTTGTCGAATTGCTGGCTCATGCTGCCTCCGCTGTAGTGGTGAATTGGTCTTTGTATTTCTTGCTTTGATTGCGGATCTTGGAATCCAAGCGCGACCACAGCCCGAGAATCTCGTCGTTGGTCAGATTCAGGTCGCGGTAGATCAGGCGCGCGGCGACTTCCGCCCCGCCGTCTGCAAACGCTTGCCGCACCTTGGCGGCCTGCGCCTCGATGAATGCCTGCTCCTCGGGAGGCATCGACTCCCACACGCCATCCATCGGCGTGACCTTGCCGCCGACTGTGGCGAACGGCTGCGCGTCAGGCGTGGGCGCGGATGGCTTCGGGTTTTCCGCGTAGCCGGATTCCAGCGCGACTTTCGCCCACAGCTCGTAGGCCAGCCCGAAGGTAAACGCCGCCGCCATGCACACGCCGCGTCGATGCGTGTCCGTGATATCGCGCGCGTCGATGTGATCCAGCGCGATTGCCTTATTCTTCGTATCCATGATCGCCTGCGGCACTTCGGGCGTGACCGTGCCGTCCGTGTGGCGAAAGCGGATCAGCAGGTAAGCCCCAACCGGCGCTCGATGGATGACCGACCCGTGCTCGTTCGGCACCAGCTCAGGCAGCCAGCCGGGAGCGTGAACGCGCAGCAGGTTCACCGTGCGCGACCAATTGATATAGCTCGCCTGGAAGTTGCCACCACCGATCTTTTCCACAAGGTCTGCAGTCGCAACGCCTGCAAGATTCGGAATCTCAGCCATCACCCTCTCCGGTCTTCGTAACGGTTAATTGGTTCCTGCGGCGACTGCTCCATCGCATACCTGCGCGCTTCATCGAAGCTCGGCACGCGGCCCTGCTCGACCTTGCGGCTCATCGCCTGTGCGATCAGGAAGTTGTCCAGCGGGCCCACGGGCGGGGCCAACATCGGCCAGACGGCGCTCACGGCTTGCGCTCCTGCTTCGGCGCAGCAAGGTTGCGCAGCGCGCCCTTGGCGATGCCGTACAGGTCGCCTGCTTCGCGCTGGATCGCCTCGTTATTGGCGATGCGCGGGACCACCACCATCATTGCGGCGGTTTTGGTGCTGGGGATGAATGAGTTAACAAGCCCCAGCATCACGGCAGCGATGCACAGCCGCTTTGCTGTGGATTTCAGCCGCCACCAAGCGGCGTCCTGGTCCTTTGACGGGTAGCATCCACGGTCGGTAGCCAGCGCTCCAAATCCCATGAATGCCGCCGCCGTAATGGTCGTGGCGATCGTGAAAAATGTCAGCGTGCAGCCGATACCATCCAACTGCATCACCCAATAAATGTCCCAAGCTGAAATCATTTCGCTTCCCCTTCCGGTTGCGTGTTCACGTCGAAGAACGCCGCATCGGCCTGCGCGGTTTCAGCAGGCGTCATTGGCGGGATCGGGTAGAGGCTGCGGGCGCACGGCTGGATCGCTAGCGAGGCCAGCGCCTTATGCAACTCGCCCTCCAGGCTGATTTCCTCGCGCAGCACGGCGTTCATGTGCGCGGCGGTTTCTTTGGACACACTCATCGACGGTTCTCCGGCAGGTAGTCGCAGAGCGGGCACAGCAGCGCCCACACGCAGGCAAGGGTGAGGATTGGGTGGGAGAGGACGGATAGCGCGAGGGCGTGCAGGTAGGCGCTCATGCGGCACCTACGCGGGCGATAGCGGCGCGGCACCGTTGCAGGCGGCCATCTCTTGCAAAGTCATTGATGTCCATCTCGCCCATCGCCCGCGCGTCCTCTTTCCACGGATCGCCGTCGTGGCTGTAAGCGAGATAGCTGTCAATCGTGGCAAGGGCGAGCTTGTGCGCCTCGATCAGCTCGGCCACTGCGGTGCGGGCTTCGCGCATCTCCGCAATCCATCGCGGGTTGCAGAAGTCCCCTTCGTCCGCGGCGATGTTGCGATCCATCACCGCCAGCACGTCAACGGGCCCGCTCATGCCGCCGCTCGCTCGGCTTTCGCCGCGTTGTACGCTTCGATCAACCGCGCCGCTTCGGCGATGGCCGCATCGGACTTCTCATAGTCGATGCAGGTCCACGGGCCAGTCGGATCGCCGTCTTCGTCCAACTCGGCGGGCAGCGGGTCGGCTAGGTCGATCGCGTCCTGGCGCGCCTCGTGGCGCAGGTCGGCGAGGGTGTCGTGGTCGAGCATCTCTGCATCCCTTGCCCGCTTGGGAGCGCGGGCTACGGGAGCTATTATCCATAGGGTATTACCTGAGTCAATACCCCGGAGGTAGAAAAACGAAAATATTTGTGGCACGACTTTTGCTAGGCAACAAAAAAGCCCCATCCGGGGCTTATTGGGCCGTACTTGGCGGTGGATCTCAGTCGTTCATGGTGATGCGGCGGGCGATGGGGCAGCCTCCCGTAGCCTTGACCGCCTCCCATTCCCGCAGCATCTGCAGCAGCTGCGGACGGATGCGCCGGTACTCGGCGATCTCCTCGGGCGTGGGTGGGGCCTCGCGCTTGGCTAGGTCGGGAAACAGGGGGAAGACGTTATCCGCCCCCTCGGTTACTTGCGCTTCTGACACTGGTCTTCTCCCCTTTGGCTTGCCTCGCGGCGTCGATGACCTGATCCGCCTGGGATGGGGAGAGTTCGCCCCCTCCTTCCTGCACTAAGCGGCATAGCTCTAGTAGACGCCCCGCCCGAATCATGGGCTGCGACGGGCCGTTTGCCCGCTCCTCGAAGTCAAGCCAGAACAGGGCACGGGCGAGAATTGCAGCTTCCAAAGTGTGAATCTGTGCGCCGCGTCGTGTTAGGTCGGTCCGTTCATTGACGGTTCCTTCACCCCACGGCTGGTCCAGCCACCCCGGAGGCTTTCCCCATGCCTTCTCGATCTCGGCTGCGATGTCGTCGCCGATGTTCTTGATGGGGTTCTTGCCGCCGAAGTGGGACACCTGGCCCTGCGACTTCTCAAGCTTGGCGGCAGCCGCCGTGATGGCCCCTTTTTGTGGGCCGATTAGATCGCGGAAGTTCCGCCAGCGGACAACGTAGATCGGGCGCTCATGCATGGCGCGCACAGTGGGCTGACTGACTCCGGGGGTAAACGTCCCCGAGGGTAATTCAGTGTCAAAAAGTGCTTGCACAGGTATTACCCACGAGGTATAAAGATGGCATGACCCTTCATGCCTACCTGACGAAACACGACGGCAAGCCCCGGCCAGACGGCCCCGAGCTGATCCGCCTCGCCGCCGCCGCTGGCATCACGTCCTTCTACCTCTACCTGACCGCGCTCGGTCACAAGCGCGTTGGCGCGGGCACGGCGCGACTGATGCACGAGCACAGCATCGGCGGCGAATTGGATATCGATGGCGTGAACACGAAGCGTAAGCACTGACTCTCTCGTCCCCGCAGCCGAAATGCTGCGGGATTTTTTTACTCCCTATCAGTTGTGGACAAAAGCGGACAGGCGAGGACAGGCGTAATGACTAGCCAAAAAACCCTTATTTCCCAGCGTATCGAAGCGGTACGCACGCCGCGCGCAGCAGACGAACGCACGCTGCGGCTGTGCTTCTCCGAGCAGGACGCCATCGTCGCGTCGATCCAGCTTAGTGGACTGACGTACCGCGAAATCGCAGCACGCATGGGTAAGGGCAAGTCACTCGTGGATGCGATGGCGAAGGGCCAGCGCGCACTCACGCGCAAGAACACGCAGGCCTTCATGCATGCCACGGGCACGCGCCTGATCGAGCAGTACCGCGAGATGAAGCGCGCGATGGACATAGCCGCTGGCGTGGTCCGCGAGCGCGACCGCATCGCCGCCATCGTCGCCCCGACTCAGCAGACGTGGGCCAGCTACGGGCGGGCCGCCGCATGAACCCCTCCAGCGTCCGCGCCTACCAGCGCCAACTGATCCGCGACAGCTACGCCAACGATCCAGCGATTCGCTGCGTTCGCTCCCGGATGCTCGATGACTTGGCCCACGGCGACGCCCTGATGGCGCACCACAAGCTGCCTACGCAAGCGGTGGTGGAGCAGCTACAGCACATCTTTGCCCTGTGGAGGACGCCTTGACCCTCTACAAGCCCCGCGAGTGGCTACCCCTCGCCATGCCTCCCGTGCCGCCTTCGGACGCCGCCAAGCGCGCCTATGAAGCCCTGCACGGCCCTCCACCCACACCGGAACAACTGGCCGAGGCACGAAGCCTGGTCGCAGCACAAAAGGCAAAGGACTTCGGGGCGCGCGGGTTGTTTGAGTAGGGCGGGATTACAGGGGGCAGGGGACATGGCGGCAAGTGATTGGATCAAGGTTCGGACGGTTCTCCCAACAGACGGAAGGCTCCGAATCGCGTCACGGAAGTGTCACGTTTTGCCCGTGACAGTTTTCGGAGCACTTGTCACGTTGTGGTGTTTGGCGGATGCGCACGCCAATGAAAATGGCGAGCTTGCGGGGTACACATGCGAGGACATTGATACGCATGTTGGGGTGCCTGGGTTCTGCGCTTCGCTTCCTTCCGACTGGATCGACACCACTGGCGAGTTCGTAAAACTCCCGCAATATCAAGAACATAACGGCACGACGGGCAAGACCCGCGCACAGGACAGCAAGCGCCAGAAGGCACACAGGCGTGTCACGGATTTGTCACGCTTGGACCGTGACAAAAAACGGACTAGAGGAGAGGAGATAAGAGAAGAGAAGAAAGAACAGCTGGCGGCTGTCGCCGCTGACCCGCTTGAAGGGATTGACGGCAAGGTCGTGCTGGACTTCACGGCACTGCGGCGGGCCAAGCGCGCCCCCATCACGCAGACCGCCATCGACGGGATCAAGCGCGAGGCCACGAAGGCCGGGCTGACCTTGGAGTCCGCGTTGGCGATGTGCTGCGAACGTGGGTGGACCGGGTTCAAGGCCGAATGGCTGACCTCCTCGCGCGGACAGCCCGCACCCGCCGCGCCGAAGTCGAGGCAGCGGCTATGACCCGCCTCGACTCCATCCGCATACCCCCGCAGTCGATCGAAGCAGAGCAAGCCGTGCTGGGCGGCCTGATGCTGGCCCCAGCCGCGCTGTCGAAGGTCAACGTATCGCAGGAGGACTTCTATCGCCGCGACCACCAACTTATTTTCAAGGCGATCACCGAGCTTGACCGGCGCGGTCAGCCGTATGACGCGGTGACGCTAGGCGAGTGGTTCGAGGCGCAGGGGCAGGCGGAGATGGTGGAGGGCGGCGCCTACCTGCTTGAGCTGACGTCCACCACGCCGAGCGCGGCCAACATCGTGGCTTACGCCAACATCGTGCGCGACAAGGCGGTGATGCGCGCCGCAATCGAAGCTGCGTCACAGGTGGTGAACGACTGCTATGCGGGCGGCAAGGATAGCCGCGAGATCGTGGACGCGGGCATCGGCGCGCTGATGCAGCTATCCAAGTCCGAGACGCGCCACGACTTCACGATGCAGCAGGCGGTGACGGCGGCGTTCCAGGACATGACCGCCGCCCACGAAGCGGGCGATGTCATCCGAGGAATCCCGACCGGCTTCACCCGCATGGACAAGCGGCTTGGCGGATTCCATCCCGGTGACCTGATCGTGATTGGCGCGCGCCCCGCGATCGGCAAGACCGCGCTACTGGTGAACCTTGCCGAGCACGCAGCGGAGAAGGGGCACAGCATCGGCTTCATTTCCGGCGAGCAGTCGGCCATGCAGCTCGGGCAGCGGGCGATGGCGCGAACGTCAGGTGTTGCAGCCGAGCGGATGCGCAGCGGCGACATCCACGAGGAGGAATGGCCGCGCCTGACCGACGCGGTGCGCAAGCTGATCGCGCACAAGTTCCACATCTTCGACCGCAGCGCGCCGACGATGGACGAGATCCGCCGCACCGCGCGCCGCTGGAGGCAGGAACACGGCATGACGGCGCTGTATGTGGACTACGCCCAGCGCATCCGCATTCCCAAGGCGCAGAACCGCGTGGATGAAGTCGCGGAAGTCGCGCGGAGCATGAAGGAGTTGGCGCGCGACCTGGATGTGCCTGTTGTCCTGCTGTCGCAGGTCATCAAGACGGTGGATCACCGCGAGGATAAGCGCCCCGGTATGTCGGACCTTGCCAATAGCGACGAACTGACGCGCGAGGCGGACTTGATTGCGATGTTGTACCGCGACGAGGTTTACAACGAAAACAGCAGCGATAAGGGCACTGCTGAATTAAACGTCGAGAAGAACCGCCACGGGCCCTGCGGACAATTCCGGCTGGCGTGGATCGCGGAAACGATGCGGTTCGGCAACCTCGCGTGGGAGGAATGAAATGGCAACCCGGCACCGGCCCATCGGCCAAGTATTTCATCGTGAGCGATTGCATGGGGTGGTGCATCTGCAAGAGCGGCGAGCCTCCCGTGTACACGCTGGCGAAGCTGGGCGGAAAGGTCGCGGAGTTGGTGATGAGCGGCAGCCTGGAGAAATGCAAGCGTGAAGCTGACAAACAAAACCGACCTTGAGCGCGCGTACCTGTTTTCGCTGGACCTCTTGAAAAAAGGTCCGGTTGATTGGGCGTGCAGCCCATGGAAGCCGACGCGCAGCAATGAACAGAACGCGCTGCTGTTCGGCGTGGTGTATCCGCCGATTGCCGAGGCGATGGGCTACGAAGTGGAAGCCATCCACGAGTTCATGCTCGGCACCCATTTTGGTTGGGTGGACGTGAAAGTCCCCAAGACGCCACGCAATCCCGAGGGCATCGAATCGCGTCCGTTCCGCACCACGACCCGCGACGAACACGGCAAGCGCAACGTCCTCAAAGCCGACGAGTTTTCCAAGTTCATCGACACGGTGGAGCGGATCGCGGCGAAGGCGGGGGTGTTCATTCCGCTGGAGCGTGCGGCATGAGTAGGGCGACGTTCGGCGCAGTTAATGGCGGCGGGTTCACGCAGGAAACGTACCTCACGCCCCCGCACATCTTACGGCCGCTGGGCGAGTTCGACCTGGACCCATGCGCAGCCCCGTCACCGCGCCCGTGGCCGACTGCGGCGCGGCATATCGAACTGCCAGAAGACGGTTTCGCAGCGAAGTGGGAAGGCCGCGTATGGATGAACCCGCCCTATGGCTCGGAGATGGGGCGCTGGCTGGCAAAGCTGGCCGACCACGGCAACGGAATTGCGCTGATTTTCGCGCGCACCGAAACGGCGATGTTCCATGAAAGCGTGTGGGCCAAAGCGCATGGCCTGCTGTTTCTTCGAGGCCGGCTCGCGTTCTGTGACCGCAAGGGAAAGCCGGTGGGCAGCGCGGGGGCGCCGTCGGTTCTCGTCGCCTACGGCGCGAGCAATGCAGACGCTCTCGCTTCGTGCGAATTGCCGGGGCGCTTCATCCGCCTGGAGCCGGACGCATCCACTCCCACAGGCCTGTTTACGGAGGCCGCATGAGCATCGTAAGCAAGAAACTCCGCGAATCCGCAGGCCACCCGGACGCCTACTGCACGGTCAACGTAGCTGGCGCCTGCCCCGACAACACGGACGCCAAGACGGCGGGCTGCGTGCTGGCGCACTGGCGATTCTCCGGCAACGCGGGCGGCGCGCAGAAGCCGGATGACCTGTGCGCGGGGTTCGCCTGCAATCCCTGCCACACGGTCATGGACTCCAACGGTACGCATGGCATCACGCGCGGATCGGAGGAATGGCTGTTCTACGCCTTCCGTTCCACGGTGCGCACGCTGAAGTGGTGGCACGAACACGGGTTTCTCGACATCAAGGGGATCAAATAATGCGCGGCAAAAAATGGGGCAGCGCCGAGCTGAACACGCTGTGCAAGCACTATCCGATCCTCGGCGCGGCAGGAATGCTGCGGGCGGGGTATCTGGCGGATCGTCCGCTCGGGGCGATTACCAAGCGGGCCAACATCCTCGGGCTGGTGTGCGAGGTGCGAGCGCAATCCGATGCCGCCCCCGAGGCTGAGGTGCCTCTGCCGCGCATGGACTTGCTGGAGTCGCTGGAATGCGTGCGGCTGGCGAAGTGGAAAGGCCCTGCCGACCGCAGCCGTGCGCTGGTGCCTGCGATTGGGTGGGCCGCATGAGGACGATTCCGGGGTTCCCGACCATGCTCAGGAAGATGTGGAGCGGCGGCGAGGTTCAGCAGTGGATAGATGAAAACGCCGCGCCGGTTGTTGCTGCTATGCAAGCACGTATCGACGCGCTGATGCTCGAATACTGCCCTGACGAAATGACGCCAGCACAGTGGGATAGCTGGGCCGCGCATCAAGAGGTCGCGCCCCTGCCACCTGAAATGTTTGATCGCGCCCGCGAGCTTCGCGAGCAGGCAGAGGCAAACGAAATGCGTTACACCCTCACCGACGCAGGCCGCGCGCACCTGGAGGGGAAGAAGTGATCGGCGTCCTGCGTAACTACTTCGGACGGTCACGGCGAGCGGAACCGACCCCGCGCCCCCGGTTCGACCCTGCTTTGGTTGACTGGTCCAAAGCGCCTGCGGACGCGATCTATTGGGTGTATGACGCTCGCGCCTCGCGCGGTCGCTGGCTCAATGGAGATTTTGAGGTTGAAGAGTTCGGCGTTATGTGGGACTGGAAGCCTGCGCCATCTTTCGGCGCAACGAGTTACCAGCATATCGAGCGTCCCGCATGACCGGCCGCGCTTCCCGCGACAAGGGCAAGCGAGGCGAGTTGGAGATCGTCCGCTTGCTGCGCGACAACCTCGGGCTGGTTGTCAATCGACAACTCAAGCAATACCAGCAATCGCAGCATGGCGACATTGAGCAACTGGTCGGCGGCCATTTGATTGAGGTGAAGAATTGCGCGTCACTGTCGCCGATGAAGCAATGGTGGCAGCAGGCCGTCATGGCAGCCGACAAGCGCGGAGCAATTCCCTGCCTCGCCTACAAGGTGCCGCGCAAAGGATGGCGCTTCCGCGTGCCGCTGCCGCAGGCATGGGCGAGCGGCCATCAATGGGGAAGGGAACTGCAATACACGATGGATCTGGCGCCGGACGGATTTTTCCTGCTGGTGCGCGAACATGCATAAGCCGAAGCAGCTACCTCGGAAAGCTCTTGTGGAGAGGCTGTTGGTGTCTCCAGAGGGCCGCCTTGTGTGGCGGGATGGGAAGCGGGCTGGATGTGAGGCGGGGTTCTCCTGCGGCCCAGGCTACCGATCCGTCGAGATTGAAGGCGCACGCCACTATGTGCATCGAGTTCTTTACTTCCTTGCGCACGGCGTCGAGCCAGAAATCATCGATCACATCGATGGCAATCCGCTAAACAACGTGCTGTCCAACTTACGCGCCGCCACCCACATGGAAAACATGCAAAACGCTCACCGGGTCAGGTCCGACAGCCTGTCCGGCTTGAAGGGTGTTTGCAAAGTTAGCCGTGGATGGGAGGCGAGGATCGTTGTGGATGGTCGCAGGATTCGATTGGGCAGGTTTGTGACGCCAGAGCTGGCGCACGAGGCTTACGTAAAGGCAAAGAGGGATCTGCATTCTTCATTTAGCGGATAAGGGGACGCAATGGCAATGACCGACACGGCAATGCAAGCCCTGTGCGAAGCAATGCGCGACTACGGGGCGGGAGTCGAGTTCGAGCTACAGCTAGGCGAGCTGGTCGGACGCTATCGGCGGGCGCATGACGCGCGGATGCGGGATGCGGAGGCGGCGCGGTTGTTGCCGCTGGGCGCGGAGGTTGTCGCGGAACGGCAGGGCTGCCATCGGGTGACCGCATACCGGCGCGCCCGTCGTGCGGTTGTTGCATTCCGCGCACTACACGCTACAACGACGTAAGACGATTCAGCCATGTAGAACCGCTGGGGAGCGGACACATGGCAAGCGGAGTTTGGGGGAGGGCGCAGCAGCTTCTACGCGAGGCGGCTGACATCATCGAGCAGCGTTCGGCGGGCCGTGACGAAACCGGCCGCCCTGACACCATCGCGCTCGCGGCGCTGTCGGAAGGGCTGACTGTCCAGCAAGTGCTGGCATCGCACATCGGCACCAAGCGCATTCGGTTCAATCGCGGCGGCGACCAGGATTCTGCAATCGACCTGCTGGCCTATGAGGCGCGCAGGCTCGCCGACATGCTGCCGGAGCCAACGCCGGAAGCGCATCACGCCGTCGAAGCGCCGATGCCGCCCGTGATTGACGAGCTTCCGCTGGACGCGGACGACAGCATGGGCTTGACAGCGGGCACGGCGGTGGGGCCGTGAGCAAGCTCACCTTCCGCACTGAAAGCCAATGGCCCTACCTGAAAGACGGCGGCGCCATTGACCTGCTGCGCGCATCCGTCTGCGGGAATAGCTGGTATGCCTCTGCGGGCGTGACGCTGCTGGGCTTCGGGCTGTGCGTGACGTGGTTCCGGTCGCTGTACTGGCCCATCGATGTCCCCGTCGAGAGCCTTGGCCGGGAACACGGCGCATGAGCTGGGCAGGCAAGCGGATATTCGTGATTCCGGATACGCAGGTGCGGCCTGACGTGCCCACCGACCATTTCGATTGGATCGGCGCGCTCATTCGGGAATATGAGCCCGAATACCTGATCCACCTGGGCGATCACTGGGATATGGAGAGCCTTTCCAGCTACAGCGGCGAGCTGGCGCGGGAAGGGCGCCGCTACGTTGCAGACATTGAAGCAGGAAACGCGGCGCTAGAGCGGCTCCATCGAGCGATGGGTGGATTCAGGCCGAAGCGGAAGATCATGCTGCGCGGCAATCACGAGCAGCGTATCGAGCGGGTAGTCGCCGATAACTCGAAGCTCAAGGGCGCGCTCACCTATGACCATTTCAATGACCGGGCGCTCGGCTGGGAAGTAGTGGGTTACTGCGGCGATCACCCCGGACAGATTGACGTGGAGGGCGTCAAGTTCGCGCACTACTTCGCGGCGGTCAATGCGAAGGGCGCGATTGGCGGAACGGCTCAGAACAAGTTAATCAAGATCGGCGAACCGTATGTCATGGGCCACGTCCAAGGGCTGGATACCGGGCACAAGCAGTTCGCTACCGGGAAGGTGATTCGCGGGATCGTTGCGGGTTCCTGCTACCTGCACGATGAGTCCTACAAAGGCAACGCCAACGCCCACTGGCGCGGAGTGGTCGTCCTGAATGGAGTGCGCAACGGCAACTTTGGCCTAATGGACATTCCGTTGACCGACATCTGCCCCAAGTTTGAGGGTATGAGTCTCGCTCGGTTCCTGCAACGCAAGCGCCGCAACGCGAAGGCGCGGTTCTCACTGGCCCGCGCCGCATGACCCTCGCCACCACGAAGGCCGCGCAGACGGTCAAGCAAGAGGTCGGCGACTATGACCTGCGGGGCGCTGACTTTGAAACCCTGATGATCGGCCCGGTGACGGAGCTGCTGACCGATGCCGACCGACTGGTGCGTCTGGAATGGCGCAACGGGTTTCCGAATTGGATGCTCTATCGCACCTGCCAAGCCGGGGACACGCTCTACACGGCGCGCCTGCGCGATTGGGTGGTGGCCTTCACTGTCGCCTACGCAACCACCGGTGGCGTCAAGCGCCAGGCGTACAGCGACGAGCTGGCCTATGGGGCGGGGTTGGATGCGCTGCACATGCTCATGCACAGCCGCCAGATGCAGCCGTACACGATCACCGCCGATGCGCTTGGCGTTCACCACAAGACCTACCGCTGCCTGCGGGACACGATCTACGCGCGGTTGAAGGCCAGTATGGATGACTACTGGACCGCGCTTGGCTGTGCGATCCGGCAGGTGTCGCTTTACAACCGCAGGCTTCGCTGAACGCAAGTGCGGATTGCGGATTTCACCCCTTATCATCTGGGGTAGATGCCTTCCGACACCCGCACTGCCGTGTATATGGCGGAGTGCGAGGACGAGGCTGGCAACGTGTTCGCTAAGGTAGGGATGGCAGCCAACGTCCTAGCCCGCCTACCCAGCCTTCAGGTTGGATGCCCACATGAATTTCGCCGCGTCCGATTCGTCTACGTGTCGACGCGGAAGATGGCCGCACAGGCCGAAAAGCGGTGCCATGCCGCCCTGCGTAAGCATCACCTGAGAGGGGAGTGGTTCATTGCCCGTGCTGGCGATGATGCTGCCCGCTTGGCGTTTGATTGCTTTGCAGGCGTGGTTGCAGCCGTCGCCAAACAAGACGTAAAGGTCGGGTCGCTTGATATGGCGATCTACGACCGATGCAGAAAGCGTTACCAGAGCGTCTTCGGGCGCGGCTGGCAGCGCGAGCCTTCCAAACTTCCCGTACAGCTTCCCGGCACGCTCCAAGTTGCGGCCAAGCCATAAACGGCGGGAACGCCCCGGCCGCATTGCGCGAGTCCGGGGCACCTACACAAGAGTCTGCCGGACCCGGTGAGAGCGACCGCCCGGCTACTGCGGGAGAAGCCCCGCCGCCTCGGACTGGAAACATCCGGTCGGGCGACTGCGGTTAGTTGGGCTGCCTCGCTCGACTGACGCCGGATTCGTAACCGGCACCTATCAATCTGGAGCCAGCATGGCCGACGAAGACGAAGAGGTCGCGTCGGAAGAGCCGTTGTATCTACACGACGGCGAATGCTGGGTGAGCGATCCCGAATACCTTGCTCACGATAGCGGCGTGCAGGGCGTCATTGCCGTGCAGTTTCGCGATGGCGCGCTTTGGTATCTGGATGGCGAGAGCAGGAAGTGGATGAACGTCGAGGCCGACATGAAGCCGCAGCGCGGCTTGCGGCCCGTCCAGTGAAATAACCGGGCATCGCCCAAGGCAATCAGGGGATAGCCTTCCATGCAAGACCACGCAAGTGACCTGTTCGCCGCCGCAGTCGGCCAGAAGATGGCGGTTGGCGGCGGGGGCGCGGCGCTGATCTTCGGGTTGGCGGCCAGCGACCTTGCGGCGATTGGCGGTCTGGTGGTGGCGGTGATCGGCCTGTGCATCCAGTTCTACTACAAACGGCGCGCGGACCGACGCGATGCCGAGCTACACGCGGCCGAGATGGACAAGCTGCGTGGCTGACAAGCGCGCGATAGCGTTAGGCGCAGCTACCGCGCTGACCATCGCCGCAGCTTTGGTGTCCAGGTGGGAAGGCGTGCGCTATGTCCCGTATCGGGATGGTGGCGGCGTGCTGACCGTGTGCGTCGGCCATACCGGCCCGGACGTGATCGCGGGCAGGCGCTACACGAAAGCCGAGTGTGATGCCTTTCTGGCGCAGGACTTGGCCATCGCCAATGCGCAGGTGAAGCGGTGTCTGCCGATGCCGATGCTGCCGCAGATTGAAGGCGCGCTGACCTCGGCGACGTTCAACGCAGGCCCGCGCGTCGTATGCGGGTCCACGCTGCAAAAGCGAGCACTGGCCAATGACTGGCCCGGTGCATGCGCGGCGCTGGAAATGTGGAAATACATCGGGCGCACGGTATCGCCGGGGCTGCTCAATCGGCGCATGGACGAGCGCGCAGTCTGCGAGGGCAGGGCGTGACACCGGAACAATTCTGCTATTGGCTGCAAGGCCGCGCCGAGCTGATGCCGGATACGCCACCGACCTGCGCAGAGTGGGCGATGATTCGAGAGCACTTGGCAACCGTGTTCCAGAAGGTGACGCCGCCGCTGCAGTACACCGGCCCCGCGGTTCAGGACCCATTACTGCGGCAGACGACGACGTCGTCGCCAGATTGGTCGATGCCGTCGACGCTTCGCTGCTGATGAAAGTCCTAACCGCCCACGTCCTCGGCTGGCTCCTGCGCTTCGTCGGCTACTGGCTGGCCGAGTGTGGCCATCGGATCGAGGCATGGGCGGGGATTGAGCCGGAGCGGGTTGGCGGGACGGATTGACGATGGGGTTTCTACTTTTTGCGGTGGTAGTGCCGGTGCTGTTTGGCGTGCTGATGATGATGTCGGATGCAAATAGGCGCGGTGATCGGATGGAACGACACCTTGATCGCATAGGCCGCGAGCTTGAGGACGTTCAGAGCCTCATTCGGAAGATGTGGCAAGAGTTGAGAGACCGATGACCCCTGACAAGCGCGCCACGCTGCTTAAGGTGTTTGGTTGGACGCTGGCGGCTGCATTGGTGGTGGGCGGCTACATCGGGCAGTACGCGCTGGTGGCGCTGTGGCTGGGGGCGAAGTGAGCGACATCACGGGAACCCTCGACGCGATGGCCCGCAGCGATGAATTCACCTTGAGCGGGTTTCTGCGCGAGTTCGCGCCAATCCCCGAAAACGCCATGCGCGTAGCCCCCGGCAGTGATGCCGTGGTGTGGAAGATCAGCCCAGATCATTGCGGAGAGTTATGAGTTGCGCCGCAAGTGGTTGCGACTGACGGCGTTCGTGGCCGTCTACCTCTCTCCATTCCTGATTGGCGCACTCCAGCGGTGGTATTGGTCCCTATGAGCATCCTTGATCCGATCAAGCCTTACTGGCTGCTCATCAAGTGGGGAGCGGTCCTGATTGCGCTGGCTTTCTGCATTAGCTGGGTCTACGGCAAGGGCTATGACGCAGCCGAGCTGAAACACCTCAAGGCCACGCAGTCGCTGATTGATGGTGAGGTCAAGCATCGCGTGGCGGCTGACAAGGCGCTGGCCAAGGCGCTGAGCAAGATTCCGCCCACGGGGCAGAAGGTGAACGATGCGGTACGCGACCATCCGACCGATCCTCATTGCATCGTGCCTGACGCTGCTGCTGACGCATTGCAAGACGGTATCCGTGCCAGTGCGGCCAACGCCTCCCGCTGATGCGGCGGCCCTGTGCGAGCGCCTGGCGGACGTGCATCGCGGCATGACGCTGGACGACCTGCTGCGCTGGGCTGGCGTAACGGTGGAGCAATACAACCGCTGTGCAGCGCGCCACAAGGCGCTGTCGGATTGGGCGAAGTGACGGACGACGAAGTGATCGACCTGATGCGCGCCCACGGCCTGCCGAGCGTTTGGGTGCGTTGGGAGGGCGACCAGATCAAGGTCATCACCACGAACGCCAGCGACGCCCTGCCGATGCTCACGCACGCGGTCAAGGCGCTCACCACGCCCGAGGGCGAAACGATCCAATGAGCGACACCAAAGACCTGCTGGCGCAGTCCATGACCGCGCTGGATGCGGAGCGTGCGACGTCGCAGGCGACCATTGCAGCCTTACAGGCGCAGGTCACGGCGCTGCAGTCCAAGCTGGACCCGTGGGCTGCCGTGGACAAGGGCGCCTCTCTGGACGTGACAGCGCAGGTGCAGGCGCTGATCGACCAAGGGCTGCCGGTGCCTGCCGGGCGCTATCTGATCGACCCGGTGGTTGGGCTGGTCGCCAAGCGCGACCTGACACTGGACACGAACGCAGTCCTCGTCGCCAAGCCGAATAGTGCGCCGCGCTATTGCGTGTTGCGGATCAATGACGGTGTGACGGTCACGGGCGGCCAGATCCTTGGCGATCGGCTGAGCCACACCTATACCGTAGGCAGCACGCACGAATGGGGCTATGGCTTCCGTATGGGCAACGGCTGCACGATCGATGGCCTGCGCGTCAGCCAATGCACCGGGGATGGCGTCGGCCCCACAGGCAACGACTGCATCCTGCGAAACATCGTCAGCACGCAGAATCGTCGCCAAGGCATGAGCATATTTGGCGTGCAGAACGTCAAGGTCTACGACTCGGAGTTCAGCTTCACGGGCGCGCTCAACGGGCAGGCCGGGACTGCACCAATGGCGGGCGTGGACATCGAGCCGGACAGCGGTAATGCGCTGGGCATCGAGTTCATCAACTGCAAGTTCACCGACAACCAGACCGCCGGCCTGTTGCTGTGGACCCGCAGCGGTACTGGATCGGCCATTTCGGCCACGGCCACGAATTGCCAGTTCGACCGCAACGCCAATGGCATCAATGCCAAGAGCTTGAGCGGCCAGCCTGTGGCGCTGACGGTCAATGGCGGCAGCTTCGACCACGACCGCAGCAGCGCGGCCAGGATCGACGCGGGCGCCAAGCTGACGATTGGCAATGCCAAGGTGATCGGCCTGTCATCGCGGTACGCATTGCAGGCCGTCAATGGCGGCGTGATCGCGCAGTCGGGGATGAGTTACGCATGAGCGGCAAGGGCAGCAAGCGCCGCAACGAGAACACCGCAGCGGTCGAGGCCAACTGGCCGGCGCGGTGGGATGCGCGCTCCAAAGTAGAGGCAGATAGATATGGCGGGCAAGGGACAGCCGAAAACGGGCGGCAGGCAGAAGGGCACGACGAACAAACTGACGGCAGACGTGAAGGACATGATCCTCGCGGCGCTGGATCAAGCGGGCGGAACGAGCTATCTGCTGCTGCAAGCGAAGAGCAACCCTAACGCCTTCCTGACACTGGTGGGCAAGGTGCTGCCGATGCAGCTCACGGGCAAAGATGGCGCGCCGCTGAATCCGCCCGTCATCAACATCGTGCGCTATGCCGACGATCCGACTGACTGACCCGCAGTTCGAGTTCGTCACAGCCGAGGATCAATTCCCCGCACTGGTGGCGGGCTTCGGAGCAGGCAAGACCTACGCCGCCGTCATCCGCGCGATGACGCTGAAACTGAAATACCCCAAGCAGAACGTCGGCTATTACCTGCCGACCTATGACCTGGTGCGGCAGATCGGGTTCCCCCGGTTCGCCGAGGTGATGGACTCGCTGGAGGTGCGGGGCAAGGTCAACAAGTCCTTTGCCGAGATCGAGTTTCCAGACATGGGCTCGATCATCTTCCGCACGATGGACACACCCGAGCGGATCATCGGTTACGAGGTCGCCGATTCGCTGGTCGATGAGCTGGATACGCTCAAGACCGAGCAGGCCCGCGATTCGTGGAACAAGATCATTTCCCGCAATCGGCAGAAGAAGCCGGACGGGAGCCTGAACACAGTAGGCGTGGCGACAACCCCGGAAGGGTTCCGCTTTGTCTATGAACGCTGGCAGAAGTCGCCTGCTCCGGGCTACCGGATCATCAAGGCGGCCACGATGAGCAACGCCCGGAACCTGCCGGGCGGCTACATCGATAGCCTGCGGGCGAGCTATCCGACGAACCTGCTGGCCGCCTATCTGGACGGCGAGTTCGTCAACCTGACGACCGGCTCGGTTTACCCCGAGTTCGACCGCATGCTCAACGCGACGGCCGAGACGATCCAGCCGGCCGAGGCGCTGCACGTCGGCATGGACTTCAACGTGGGCCGCATGTCCGCTGCCATCCATGTGCTGCGCGGTGATGAGCCGCACGCGGTCATGGAGCTGACGGGGGTGCTGGATACGCCAGCGATGGCATCCATGCTGAAAGCCCGCTTCCCGGGGCATCCGATCATGGTCTACCCCGATGCGTCGGGGCAGTCTCGCAAGAGCAACAACGCGAGCGAGTCCGACCTGAGCATCCTCAAGTCGGCTGGGTTCAGCGTGCGCAACAACCCGACCAATCCGCGCGTGAAAGATCGCGTGTTGTCGGTGAACGCGATGATCCACAAGGACGGCAGAAGGCGCTATCGGGTGAATCCCGAGACGTGTCCGATGCTGGTGGAGTCGCTAGAGAAACAGCCGTATGACAAGAACGGCGAACCAGACAAGGCCGGGGGCCTTGACCACATCGTGGATGCGGCGGGCTATTTCATTGCCTACCGCTACCCCGTCATCAAGCGCATCGCGCTCGTCCAGCCCCTGAGAGTTTGAGATGCCCCTAACCGTCCACGAACAATCCGACGAGGTGAAAAGCCTCGCCCTGGAATGGGCGGTGCTCGAAGCCCTGATGGGCGGCACGCCCGCCATGCGTCAGGCGGGCAAGAATTACCTGCCGCAGTGGCCGAACGAGGAACCGCTGAGTTATGCGGCGCGTCTGTCAACGGCGACGCTGTTCCCGGCCTACCGGCGCACGGTGTCGGTCATGTCCGGCAAGCCGTTCGCCAAGGAGCTGACGCTCAGCGACGACACTCCCGCGTCGATCAAGACGTGGGCGGAGGACATCGATCGGCAGGGCGTGAGCCTGCATGCGTTCGCGGCCGAGATGTTCAGCGAGACGGTGGGTTACGGGTTGGCCGGCGTGCTGGTCGATTACCCGGACACGACGCCTCGGGACGACAAGGGCAAGCCGGTCGATGGGCCGCTCCCGGTGCGCACTGTGGCGCAGGTCGAGGCTTCAGGGGCGCGTCCGTACTTCGTGCGGGTGATGCACAGCCAGATCCTTGGCTGGCGCTCCGAGGTGCGTGCAGGCTCCATGCGGCTGACGCAGCTGCGCCTGCTGGAAACTGCCGAGGAGCCGGACGGCGAATACGGCACCAAGTGCGTCAAGCAGGTGCGCGTGCTATTCCCGGGTGGCTGGCAGCTATGGCGCGAGCCTGCGGACAAGCTGAGGCAGGATTGGGAGCTGTTCGATGAGGGCCGGACCACGCTGACCGAGATTCCGTTCGTGCCGTTCTACGGCGCCCGCGATGGCTTCATGGTCGGCAAGCCGGCGTTGATCGACTTGGCCTACCTGAACGTCAAGCATTGGCAGTCGCAGTCGGATCAGGACACGATCCTGCACGTTGCGCGGGTGCCGATCCTCGCCATGATCGGGGCGGAGGATGAAACCGCGCTGACGGTTGGCGCGATGGCGGCGGTCAAGCTGCCGCTCGGCTCGGAAATGATGTTCGTGGAACACACGGGCGCAGCGATTGCGGCGGGGGCCACGTCGCTGACCGACCTGCAGAACCAGATGATCGAGACGGGCGCGGAGCTGCTGACCAAGCGCCCCGGCCAGCGCACGGCGACGGAGGACTTGAACGACGCCGAGGGCAACAAGTGCGACCTGCAGCGGATGGTGGAGGGCTACGAGAACGCGCTCGACCAGGCCCTGCAGTTCATGGCCGACTTTGCCAACCTGCCCAAGGGCGGCAAGGTATCGCTGTTCAAGGACTTCGGGGCGGCGACGCTCAGCGATGCCTCGGCGCTGCTGGTGCAGTCGTTGCAGCAGTCGGGCCTGTTGTCCAAGGAAACCGCGCTGCAGGAGTTCATCCGCCGTGGCGTGCTGTCGCCCGATATCGACGTGCAGGAGGAACTGGACAAGGCCGCTGCCGATGGTCCGCCGCCGGGGGCGCTCGCGGACGGCATTGATCCAATGACTGGCAAGCCGCTGCCGTCCGCTAAGAACGGTAGCATTAGCGCATGAACGCACTCGCTAACGAAATCATCGCCGCCTCGCAATACGGCAAGGTAATGGATGGCTCGCTGGATGACCCCCGCTGGGCGCAGGCAATCAATGCCGTCCACGACTGGCGCAACCATGTGCCGGATGTCATCAGGGCGGTGTGGGATCAGCTAAACGAAGTCGCACGCGCCTCTGTTTTTTATATGGCTAGTGAGGCTGCCAACGCCGAAGAGTGGGACTAAGTGATCGTCAACGAGGCGCTACAGGACAAGGCCATTGATCGGGCCATCGACTTGCAACGCTACCAGCGCGGGATTGTGCTGCGGCTGATTGCCATCCTGAACCGCACGGATGCACGGCTGACGGCGCAATTGTCCGAAGCCTTGATGCAACTGGAGCGCGACAGCTTCACGGTCGAGCGGCTGGATGCGCTGCTTACCTCGGTGCGGTCGCTGAACGCCCAAGCCTACGCGGCGGTATTCGCCGAGCTTGAGCCGCAGATGCGGACGCTGGCGGAAGTGGAGTCGGGCTACCAGGCGGGGCTGTTCAAGGCCACGTTGCCGTCCGTGGTGCAGCTCCAGTTCCCCGTGGCCGGGGTGAGCATCGAGCAGGTCTACGCGGCGGCCGTCTCGCGGCCGTTCCAAGGTCGGCTGCTGGCGGGTTGGGCGGCGAACGTGGAAGCCTCGCGGATGGTGCTGATCCGCAATGCGGTGCGTCAGGGGTATGTCGAGGGTCGCACGACCGCCGAGATCATCCAGACGATCCGGGGATCGCGGGCGCTGAACTATGCGGACGGACTGCTGGATCGCGCCAGGCGTGAACTGGCGACCGTGGTGCAAACCGCCCTGAGCCATACAGCGCAGACGGCGCGGCAGGCTTTCTACGATGCCAATGCCAGCGTCATCAAGGCGCTCAAGTGGACCAGCACGCTGGACAGCCGCACCAGCGAGGGCTGCATCGTGCGTGACGGGCTGCTGTATGACCCGGAGACGCACAAACCGATAGATTCCAAGGTGCCGTGGCTTGGCGGGCCGGGGGCGCTGCACTTCAACTGCCGCAGCGTCTCCACGCCGGTCACGAAGTCATGGCGCGAGCTGGGCATCGACATGGCCGAGATGCCTGCCGGGACGCGGGCCAGCATGGACGGACAGGTGCCGGCCGACCTGAGCTACGGCGACTGGCTCAAACGCCAATCGGCGGCGCGACAGGACGAAATCCTCGGCCCGGTGCGCGGCAAGCTGCTGCGGTCGGGCACGCCGCTCGACAAGTTCTCGGACGACAAGGGGCGGTGGCTGACATTGCCCCAACTGCTGGAGCGGAGCGCATAATCGGCCCGATGGCTGACCTACGCGCAATCCGTGGCAACAAGCCCAAGGCGCTCGCCGAGGCCCGCATCCTGCAATGCCCCTGTGGCAGCCGGACGGTGATCGAGGCGCGCGTCGGGGTGGCAGTAGACAAGCAGGGAAAGACGATCCACCGTGGCACCCTAGTGCGCACCTGCGCAGGCTGCGGGAGGGTGGTCGAATGAAGGCATGGATTGGGGGCATCGTCTTCGTACTGGTAGTGGGCGTGCTGATGCTCGCCGCACACGGGGCTAGCTCCCCGGACGCGCAGCAAAAGGCTGCTGAGCGCGAAGCCATCGCCCAATGCGTCAAGGCGCGCGACGATGAACTATCCGACCTGTCCACCCGCCGCTTCATGCGGCAGGCATGCGAGCAGATGGACAAAGAGTTTCAGGCGAAGTGGGGCATCGGGTCCCGCGAGCTGTAACCGCTATGGGGTAGACGGCCAGCGGGTGCTAGCCCTGCGAAGCCGAGACAAACGGTAGAGCGCCGACCGCTCACGTCCCCACCTACACACAACGGCTCGCCCTAATCGGCGGGCCGTTTGCATTTCCGGGGTCGCCAGTGGCGGCCCTTTTTCATGGGCCAAGCCCAGCCACCAGTCCAAGGGACAAACCAATGAGCGACACCATCGACCTCGATAGCCCCGAAGTGAAGAAAGCCATCGCCGACGCAGTAGCGGATGAGGTGGCAGGCCTGAAGGCCAAGAACGGCGAATTGCTCGGACAGATCAAGACGCTGAAGAAAGGCCAGCAGGTAGACCCGGCCGATGTGGAGAAGCTCGAAGCCGAGATTGACGCACTGAGGGCGAAGGCAGCTGACGCTGAGAAGGCCGCAAAGAAGGCAACGCAGGACGCTGAGAAGGCCGCCAAGGCGCAAGCCGACGCGGAAGGATCGGTGGACAAACTGCTGGTGGACAACGGCCTTAACGACGCGCTGGCAAAGGCGGGTGTGACCAACCCCGCGCTGGTCAAGGCAGCCAAGGCGATGTTCGCAAGTCAGGCGCAGGTGGTAGACGACAACGGCAACAAGGTCGCCAGGATCGGCGACAAGCCGTTGCCCGATGCAATCAGCGAGTGGGCAGGCAGCGACGAGGGCAAGCACTTCGTCACGGCGGCCGATGTTTCAGGCGGTGGTTCGCAGGGCGGACGCAATCGGAGCGGGGCTCCAGTGAAAGAGATCAGTCGGGCGGCATTCGATGCGCTCGATCCGGCGGCGCGCTCTGCCCATTTCCAGGGCGGCGGCATCGTCACCGACTAACCCATCCGCAACACCCATCCAAGGCCCGCCATGTGCGGGCCTTTTGCATTTAAGGACTCCGAAACGTGGCAAATACCCTGACCAACCTGTTCCCCGACCTGTATCAGGCGCTCGATGTCGTGAGCCGTGAGCTGGTCGGCTTCATCCCGGCTGTCTCGCGCGACTCGACCTACGAGCGTGCGGCTGTCGGCCAGACCGTGCGCAGCTTCGTGGCCCCGGCCTCGTCTGCTGGCGACATCACCCCCGGCGTGACCCCGCCCGATGACGGCAACCAGACCATCGGCAACACGACCCTGACCATCACCAAGGCGCGACGTGTGCCGATCCGGTGGGCAGGCGAGGAAACCCGCCAGATGTCGTCCAGCTTTGGTGCGGGCAACATCCGCGCCCAGCAGTTCGCGCAGGGCATGCGTACGCTGTGCAACGAAGTCGAGTCCGATCTCGCCGCGCTGCACATCAATGCCTCGCGCGCCTATGGCACGGCTGGCACCACGCCGTTTGCTTCCGACCTGTCCGACACCGCGAACGTCCGCAAGATCCTCGCGGATAACGGTCAGTGGCACGAAGGCGACATGCATTGCGTCATCGATACCACGGCCGGCGCGAAGATGCGGACCCTGACTCAGCTCACCAAGGCCAATGAAGCGGCCGATGCGTCGATGCTGCGCCAGGGCGTGCTGATCAATGTCCATGGCTTCGACTTCCGCGAGTCCGCGCAGGTCAAGCAGGCCGTGACCGTGGGCACCGGCGCGAGCTACACCACCAACACCGCTGGCTATGCGGTCGGTGCAACGGCCATCACGCTCATCACCGGCACGGGCACTGTGCTGGCGGGCGACGTGGTGACGTTCGCTGGCGATACCAACAAGTACGTGGTGGCTGCTGGTGTTGCGGCTGCGGGCACGATCACGCTGGCGGCTCCCGGCTTGCGCAAGGCCATTCCGGGCTCTGCTACGGCCATGACGATTGTCGGTGCGGCGACGCGCAACATGGCGTTCACCCGCTCGGCGATCCAACTGGCGACCCGCGCCCCGGCGCTCCCGGATGGCGGCGACTTGGCGGTGGATCGTCAGGTCATCACCGACCCGCGCTCGGGCCTGTCGTTTGAAATCGCCATGTACCCGCAGTACCGCCAGATGCAGTACGAACTGAGCCTCGCTTGGGGCTGCGGTATCACCAAGGCCGAAGGCATCGCGCTTCTGCTGGGCTGAGAGTGACCTTGAGAGGGCGGCTTCGGCCGCCCTCTCTTTTTCGGAGCGGACATGACCCTGATTGTTGAAGACGGAACCGGGCTGGCGAACGCCGAGTCCTACATTTCCGTAACCGCTGCCGATACCTATTTCACGAACCGTGGCGACACAGTGTGGGCTGCCTTGGATACGCCAGCGAAGGAAGCGGCGTTGCGCAAGGCAACCGATTACATGCTGCAGTCCTACCGCCCGCGCTGGGCCGGGATGCGCGTGACCGCGACGCAGGCGCTCGACTGGCCGCGCCGCTATGTCCCCAATCGTGACGTGCCAAACCTCTACGGTCCGTATGTCACCTATTACGACTTCGCCACGGTCCCCGCTGAGGTCGCGCATGCCTGCGCTGAACTCGCGGTCCGGGCCTCGGCAGCCGCGCTGGTGCCTGACGTGGGAGCGCAGGTGAAGTCAGAGACGGTTGGGCCTATCTCAGTGCTGTACGCGGACGGGGCGAGACAGACAACGGCCTACAAGGCCGTGGACGCGCTCCTGGCGCCCTTCTTCAAGGCGGGGTCGAGTATCCCGGTCGCCCGCGCGTGACCTTCGACTACGACAATACCGCGGCAACCGCCCTGCGGCTGCTACAACGCTTCGGCGCGGCGGCAACGCTCAAGCGCCAGAGTGCGGGCGACTACAACCCCAGCACCGGCACGGATACGGTCACGGTCACGACGCTGGCTACCACCGCGTGCGTGTTCGCCTATCCGCAGAGCTACATCGACGGAACATTGATCCAGCAGGGCGACCAGCGCGCCTACCTGTCCAATGAGCAGGCGCCGAAACAGGGCGACGCGCTAACCTGGCAAGCCACGGATTACACGCTGGTCAACGTCAAGCCGGTATCGCCAGCGGGCGTGCCGGTGATCTACGAGTGCCAACTTCGTGGCTGACACGTTCGCGCTGGACTTGTCCAAGTTCATCGCCAAGGCAAAGGGCAACGCGGAGCAGATCGCGCAGAAGGTGGGCGCGGACGTGCTGGCCTCGGTCGTCAACCGCACGCCGGTTGGCAACCCGTCGCTGTGGAAGTCCAAGCCGCCCAAGGGCTACGTCGGCGGACGTCTGCGCGGCAACTGGAACGTGTCCTTCGGCGCACCCGACTTGTCAACCAGCAGCGTCACCGATGCGCAGGGCGCCCCCACCATCGGCAAGGGTGTCGCGGTGTTGTCAGGCACCAAGGGCGACTCGGTGATTTACATCATGAACTCGCTGCCCTACGTGCGCGAGATCGAGTACGAAGGCCACAGCTCGCAGGCGCCCGCAGGCATGGTCCGCGTCACGGTTGCGGACTTCCAGACCTTCATCACCAACGCCGTCGCGGAGCTGCCCAAGTGAGCCAGAAACTCATCCGGGCCGCCTACGAGCTGCGCCTCAAGAATTGGGCGGATGCGCGCAGTCCTGCGCTGTCGGTTGCATGGGAGAACCAGCCGTTCACCCCACCAGCGGGCGCGTACCTGAAAGCCAGCCTGCTCCCTGCGACCACGACCAGCGATGACCTTGCCGGAACGCTGCGGACCTATCGCGGCGTGTTCCAGGTGTCGGTCGTCTCGCCCATCAATGTAGGACCCGGTGCCGCTTATGGCATTGCGGACGAATTGGCTGCGCTATTCGTGATGAACGCGCGCCTGACCAACACCGTGACCGTTCAGCAGGTCACCCCCTGTTCCATCGCGCCTGCTTTGCAGGACGCCACCAGTTACATCGTGCCAGTGAGTTTCCAGTACCGCTGCGACACGTAATCCATTCCAGCAATCGCGCTGGTGATCCGCCGCCTCCGGGCGGTTTTTTTATGCCTAGAGGAAACATCAATGGCCGTTAGTCTGCCGAATGGCACTGTTATGTCGATCGCTTCCGGTTACGGCTCGCCGCTGACCGTCTCCGCCGTCACCAACGCTTCCCCCGCCGCCTGCACGTCCACCGCCCATGGCCTGACCAACGGCGACTTTGTGGAGTTCACGTCTGGCTGGTCGAAGGCCACCAACCGCGTCTTCCGTGTGTCCGGCTCGACCACCAACGCGTTCAACCTCGAAGGGCTGGACACCACGCTGACCAGCATTTTCCCGGCGGGCGCCGGTGCTGGCTCGGTGCGCAAGATCACCGGATGGACGCAGCTGCAGCAGATCCTGACCACCGCGTCGGAAGGCGGCACGCAGAACTTCGCCACCTACCAGTTCCTCGAAGCCGACAACGAAGTCCGCATCCCGACGAACAAAGCCGCCGCCGGCCTGAACATCGAAGTCGCTGATGACCCGAGCCTGGCCGGTTACATCCTCGCCTCCACGGCCAATGACGACCGCCTGCAGCGTGCGGTGAAGGCGGTGCTGTCCAACGCCTCGATTCTGCTCTACAGCGGCTACATCTCGGTCGTGAAGACGCCGAGCATGAATGTCAACGAGCCGATGAAGGTGCAAGTCACGGTGTCGTTCCTCAACGCCGAACCCGTCCGCTACGCATCGTAAGGGAGTGGCGCATGGCGAAGATCAAGCTTGAGGCTGATCCGACGTTCAAGGCGCAGGTGGGCATTCCGGTGCCGGGGGCAACCCCGGCGCTGGTCGAGTTCACGTTCAAGCACCGGACCAAGGATGCGGTGTTGAAGTGGCTGGGCGAAATGCGCGAGGCCGGGGACGTGGAAACCGTCAAGTCCGTGGCAAGCGCGTGGGACTTGGACGACGCCTACACCGACGAGAACATCGGCAAGCTCTGCAACAACTACGCCGGAGCCGGTGGCGCAATCGTCACCGCCTATCTCGATGAGCTGCGCGGAGCGCGCACAAAAAACTGAGGGCCATCGCAAGGGCGCTCTATGAGGAAGGCCCACCGGCTGCCGAGTTGGCGATGCTGGGCCTGACCCTCGAAGACCTTGACGATGGCGAAGTAGGCGTCTGGCCGGACAACCTCGCGGCCATGAACGTGCTGATTGCGATGGGCACGCAATGGCGCACGGCGGGCTACGGCCCCACGGGACTTGATTACACCGCGCTACCGGCCGTCATGCGGCTGGTCGGCGTTGCGCGTGCGGAATGGCCTGACACGTTCGAGTGCATCCGCGTTCTGGAATCCGAGGCAATGAAGATCATGAGCGAGCAACGCTGAGTGGATATCGCTTCGCTAGGGATCAAGGTCACGACTTCCGGCACCAAGGAAGCCTCGGCCGACCTCGACAAACTCGCCGCATCGGGCGCGCGTGCCGAGCAGTCCGTCAAGCGGATCGCGCCTGTCTCGAAAACCTCCAGCGAAGCCTTGGCGCTGTTCGCCAAGATCGACCCCCTGGCAGGGAAGCTGCAGAAGTTCGATGACCTGGAGGTCGCGCTCGGCAAGCTGAGCAAGGCCGGCAAGATCGGGGCCACCGACTTTGCGGTGATGTCCGAGAAGCTGGCGGCCAACCGTGCAGCCCTGTTCGGGGCGGAAGCGGCGACCGTGGGCGCTTCGTCGGCGATAGCCAAGTTCACCTCGAATACGCGGCTGATGTCGGAAGCCTCGACCATCGCCTCGGATGTGGTGTCTGGGCAGTTTGGGCGCATCCGTCGCTCGGCTGCAGCGATGGCCAATGCCTCGGGTGTGCTGCGGCTTGCGTTCACGGGCGTGGGTGCCGTGGTGCTGGGCCTGACCGCCGTGCTGGGCGGGTTGGCCTATGCGTGGAACGAGGCATCGGAGCGGGAGAGCGCCTTCGACAAGGGGCTGATCCTGACGGGCAACTATGCCCGCACGACCAGCAAAGCCCTGCAAGGCATGGCGTCGGACCTCAGCGCGGCCACCGATGCCACCAAGGGCAAGGCCACGGACGTACTGGCGCAGGTTGTAGCGTCCGGCCAGTTCACCGCTCAGCAGTTTGGACTGGTGTCCAAGGCCGCCATCCTCATGGAGGAGGCGACCGGGCAGTCGATCGACAACACGGTCAAGCAGTTCGAGTCGCTCAAGGAGGCGCCGACCGAATACATCCTCAAGCTCAACGAGGCCGGTCAGGTCACGCACTTCCTGACCCAAGAAACCCTCAGGACCATCGAATCGCTGGAGGACCAAGGCCGCACGACGGACGCGGCGGCGGTGGCGATGAAGGCGTATGCCGACGCCATCAACAACCGTGCGCCCAAGGTGCTGGACAACCTCGGTGCGTTCGCCTCCGGGTGGCGCCTGGTCAAAATCGCGGCGGGCGATGCGGCCGATAGCATCGTGGGCGCAATGGGTCGCGCCGATAGTGCGATCAAGCAGGCGCTTACCTCCATAGCGACGGCCTCAGCGCGCAGCAAGACGCTGCTGGAAGCACTCCCCGGTGGTACGGCCCTCGTAGTCGGCGCGAGCGCATTGACGGCAGCGTCGCATCCTTTCGATGCCACAAAGCCCGCTACCGCATCTGCCTCGCCCGTCGTGGACTCGGCGCAGGCGCGAGCGACCCGCAAGGCGCAGGAGGACTTCGACCGCCTGCACGACCGCTACCTGACCCGCGCGCAGCAGTTGGAGGTAGCGCTTGCGGAGGCGCAGAAGGTCGGCGTTGCGGCAGGCAAGTCGCAGCTTGAGATCGACAAGCAGAAGGCCGCCATCCGCGCCAGCTTCGCGCAGAAGGAGCGCAAGCCGAGGAAGGAAAGCGAGAACGCGATCCAGGAGGGGAAGGATCGGTTCGATGACATGACCGCTCGCTTCCAGAGCGAGCTGGACGGCCCGCTGAGGAAGGCGGAAGAAGAACACCTGCGCAGGATGCGCGAGCTGGAGGAGGCCGCCAAGAAGGGCAAGGTGGGCCACGACGAGCTCGCTGCGTCGCTGGCGCTGGAGTCCAAGGCCTACGCCAAGACCACCGACGACATCAAGCTCCAGATCGACGCACAGGTGGCGGGCTTCCTCGGCCCGGTGGCACAGGCGCAACAGGCCCACGCCAACGCCCTGCACGAGATTGACGAACTGACCAAGCAGGGCTCGATGAGCGCCGCGCAGCACGCGCAGGCATTGGATGAGGAAGCCCGCGCCTATCGCGCCGATATGGAGTCGGCCAAGCGCGCCGCCGACCCGATGAAGGCAATGCTCGATGACATGCAGTTCGAGCTGAAGCTGCTCGGCCTGACCAATGCCGAGCGGCAGACGGCCATCCAGCAGCGCGAGCTTGAGCGGCAGGGCATCAAGGCCAACACCGCTGAACTGCTTGCGCAGAACCAGGCCTATGAGAACCAGCAGAAGGCCATTGCCCTGATGGATCAATTCCGACAGGGCGCGGTGAATGCCTTGACCGAGTTTGTGACGGGCGCGAAGTCCGCCAAGGATGCGCTAAAGGACTTCTTCAACGAGCTGGCGCAAGAGATCACGCAGGCCATCGCCAAGAAGTGGATGGAGCAGTTGTTTGGCCAGCAGGGAACGTCCCAAGGGGGCAGCGCGGGCGGTGGCTGGTTCAGCGCGATTGCCGCCATGTTCGGCGGCGGGTCGGCGAACGGCAACGCCTTCGCAGGCGGGAACGCCATGGCGTTTGCCTCTGGCGGCATCGTCAATCGCACCACCGCGTTCGGCATGTCCGGTGGGCGCTTCGGGATCATGGGTGAGGCGGGACCGGAGGCGATCCTTCCCCTGCATCGCGGCCCAGATGGGAAGCTCGGCGTGCGCATGGAGGCGGCGAACGATGACCGCCTGCGCCCGGTTGTGAACAACAACACCACGTTCGTCATGCCTGAGCGGTATTCGCAGCAGAACCAAGCGCAGATCGCCCAAAACCAGCAGCGCGCAGCGACCCGCGCAACGAGCCGGAACCGCTGATGACCGTCATTGAAACGCGCCTGTCTCCTTCGGTGGAGGCGGGCTTCTCCGCCGTGCCCGGCTGGAACACCCGCGTGGTGACGCTGCGCACCGGCAGCGAGCGGCGCAATGCGCAATGGACGATGGCAAAGCGCAGGTTCACGGCGAAATACGCCAAGTTCAGCCGCGCCGACCGCGACTCGATGCTGGCCGTCGTCATGGCTACGCTCGGGCAAACCTACGGCTTCCTGTTCAAGGATTGGTCCGACTTCGACGTGACCGGACAGAGCCTCGGCACCGCGCCCAGCGGCTCGACGGCCGTGCAACTGGTCAAGACCTACACCTTCGGCACGCAGACCCTCACACGCACGATCGCGCGCCCTGTGGCGGCAACGGTTGTGGTCTACCAGGACAACGGCATCGGAACGATGGTCGCCAAGGCGGGCAGCGTCGATGCCACGACGGGGCTATTCACCCCGACGACCGCATGGACTTCTGGCCGCGCGCTAACGTGGACGGGCGAGTTCGACGTGCCGGTGCGCTTTGCCACCGATGAGGTCGAGTTCGTCCTCCCGCACCGCGA